TGTAAGTGTCTTTCGTAGACTCAAGACACACACATCATAAAACGTTCGTTTTATTCGTGTAGTTAAGCAGTAATATCTGGCACTAATGTTTGGCTCTCATTTACTCATCTGCAATGGCTAAAGGTGAATAGATATAAAATCTATTCAACCAAAAGCCAGCCTGCTTAGGCCCTTTTCAGGAGGTGTTATGAAAGCGATTTTACGGTGGAGGATTGTCTATGTCTCACCAACTCTCTAGATGGTCTAATTGAGTTATCGGTAACTTGTCGCTGTATTCGTATGAACTCTTTCATAATCAATTCATACACAGCCCGCGCCCTCTATCACTATTACTATGACGCGGCAAATACTTTAAGATGCATTACTGCATTCAAACCTTTACGATACAAGTAACTATCTCCAATGGGAGACTCATTTTATGGCATCCATCTTGCGATGGGTAGACCTGTAAAGTGAATTCTGACTAATTCATTTCGCTACCGTCTCACATCAGAACGGGTTCTCGTCTTTTTCAAAGTAAAGCGCAACTTATATGTCAGTAAATAGATTTATCGTTTAATAGAAGTAGTCTAAAGAAACATCATCCCAATTTTCAATAATTAACATTGCTAAAAATCTTTTTTGTTTTGTTGTCCAACTTTTGGATTCTTCATATTCAGTTAGTACACCACAGACTTTCATAAAGTTTGTTCCTTGTATTATCCATTTCTTTTTTAGCATACGCATACCCCATAGATATAGTTTGTCGTTTTCTAAATGGTCAATGATGTACCAAAAATCACGATCAAGTAATTTGTCGTTTTCATATTTTTGTGCTTTAAGGTGTGTTAGTTGCAACGCACTTATCATTTCGGCAAAGCTAAAGTTATTCATTTGTTTCTCAATCGTTAAATGTTCTCAATCTCTTTTAGCGTAAAGATGACAGCCCTGACGCTAACCAGGGACTGTCTTGATTGAGAAATGAACGTCACAAGTTCTAAAAGTGACATTGTATTTATACATAGTAGATGAAAACAAAACTTTTTGCTATGTTTTTGGCTAAATTTGACAATAAATGGTGATTGTGCTATACTTGTATCTCAGTAGCGATAAAAAGCGTCTGAAAAGTGTAGCAGAAATACAACACTTGTTTTTTGACAATAAATGGTGTTTGTGCTATAATGATTACATCAGTTAGAGAAGCAGTCGCTAATCACTGATAAATTTAACTAAATCGGAGTTAATTATGTTTTCACGTTTTATGAATGTTGTTAAAATCAACAAAATTATTGCTAAACAACGCAAACTTGCTAAATCACATCCTGATACTGGTTATAGTGCTATTATTAGTGCTTTACTTGAAAATGAAGCAAAAGGTACTTTCAAACATTATTCTGAATATATGCGTAAAAATGTTGATGCTTTTTATAATGAATGTATTGAAGAAATGAAAAAAAGTGATTTGTTTATTGAAGCAATGCGTAATGCAGGCCACACAGAAACTAATGATTTTACTGTAGTTATTACGGCCGTTTCAATGCAGGCATTTATGTGTAATGATTTAAAAGATGAAGAAATCAGGTCACTTGCTAATGATAATGATAATCTTGTTAAAGTATTAGTTAATATGAAACTATTACCTGAGCGTTTTCTTGACATTAACGCTAAAATAACTTATGTAGCGTAAAAACAACAGCACAGAATTTGACAATAAATCAGGCCTGTGCTACAATGATTACATCAGTTAGAGAAGCAGTCGCTAATCACTGATAAATTTAACAAATCGGAGTTAATTATGTTCGCAATTGATACAACTGTTCTTAATGAACGCATTGAGCAAGCAAAACTTGCTAGTCAGATTCTAGGCCGTGATGTACCTATCACAGAAATTCAAGTTGTCGACGGCATCACTCACTTTATGCTTTATAGTGAACAAGAAGGCCTGACGCTTCTAGCAGGCCTAGAAAAAGATGCTAAAAGTAGGGGCTTTACTTTTAATACAAATGATAAAAAGCTTGAACGTCAAGTTGACAAAACATTGTCACAGGCCCTAGCAAAGTCGCAAGTATCGTCAATGCTTGACAACATTTTCAACAAAAAAGTGTTGTAAAAACACAACAGCACAGAATTGACAATAAATCAGGTCTGTGCTACAATGATTACATCAGTTAGAGAAGCAGTCGCTAATCACTGATACATAACTCGGAGTTATATATGTTTAAACAAATGATAAGTGATTTTGCTTTCAATCGTGCTATTGAAAAACAACGTAAAATTAGTAAGTTAGGTTATGCTCAAAATTCAGTTGTTATTGCTAGTTTGCTTCAAACTGAAGCATTAAATTGGTATTCAGGTGTTCGTGCTCAAAAGTTGCGTTCATTTTTGACAGAATGTGTCAATCGTGCTAAAACACAAGAAGGTACTACTTTTGAAGCAAATGAACTTGAAGAATTTATTTGTTTTGTATTTGCAAGTGTTCATTCTATGTCAGAAAATGATACTGATGAAAACTTTTATAAAGAAGAAGCAAATAATCAAATCAAGGTTCTTTTCAATCTGAAATTGTTGCCTGAGCGTTTTTTACAACTTGACATTCGCACACCTGAAGAATGTGTTGCTTAATTACAACACCACAGAATTGACAATAAATCAGTTCTGTGCTACAATGTATTTTCTTTCTTAACTAACAGGAGTTTTTATGTTTTCTCAAAATAGTATCAACGAACATTCTGACGAAGAATTGATTGACTTGATTCAGCGTATTTCACAAGAAGTTGAGGACCGTTTATCTGACACAGATGACGCACTTGACTATGCAAATTCATTAAGCATTCTTGTTGACAATTTGCGTGATCGTTTGTCTGAACGTCTTGACGAAGAACAAGATCGTTAAAGTGTCCACAATAGCACAAATTTGACAATAAATCAAGTTTGTGCTATAATGATTACATCAGTTAGAGAAGCAGTCGCTAATCACTGATACATAACTAGGAGTTAAAAAATGACTAATATCTTAACAGCAACAGAAAAAGATAAACTTGATAATTTTTGTGAAACTTATCGTTTTAACGATGGCGCTGGTGACTTTAATGAAGCACAATTTGCTTATTGCTTAAGTAATATTGTTAATGAAAAGCGTTTCAATGAAGTTAATATTACATTAGCATTCAAGGATTTTGTAGAAGAACTTGAACGCAATGAGTTAATAATTATGCAGAATTATTATGCAGAATTATTAAATCGCAAAATCGCATAAAGTGTCCACAATAGCACAGAATTGACAATAAATCAGTTCTGTGCTATACTATGTATTCTTTCAATTAATAGGAGTTAAAAATGACTTATCTAACTAGCAAAAAACGAATGAGCAAATTCATGTATACAATCGGCCACGAACATGTTCTAGGCGGCATTTCTAAAGAAACACTTGACTTAGCAATAGCACTTGCTAAATCAATTGAAGCTGACGAAGCAAAACTAAAAGCAATTAAAGAAAAACAACAAGTGTCCGGCAATGACTAAACAAACATTATTTGAACAAATAAAGTGGGGGTGTAAAACACATCCCTGCGATATTGCACCTAGAGATTACATTGACGATGAAAATTATGTTGATGTTGATTCAGGCGAACGTCTTGAATCATTAAAAACTTATGTCATTGACAAAGGTTCTAACTGGGAATGGTTCTGTGAAATTTATAATTATAATCATTTAGACGAAAACGGTAAGTGGTAAATACACTATGAAAATCGCAATCATCACAAGTAGTCAACATGCAATACCTCACGGGGGTATTGGGCAGTTTACAAAAGCAATTACTGAATTGCTTCAATCACAGGGTCATGAGGTCCATCAAATCTTTGACAAGAAACCCAAAAACAAATTCTTGCTTGACGTAGGAGATAGACACTTCTACAATATACAACCTCTAAGGACCGAGCCAGGCGAGGACCGTCACAAGCAAGGTATTGACAAATCAAAGATTGAAAACTTTCGTAGTGTCATACAATCACTAGATGATTTGGAATATGACTATTATTTGGTCAACACTCCTGAAGCATTTGATTCAATCAATCAAGTTAAAACAAAGAGCAAGGTGATTCTATATACGCACTTGTTCAATCAGATATTTCCTGAACAAGCAGGCCGTAGTGTGTTTATGCCTGAGTATGTAGAACACTTCAATAGTTTCATGTACCAGAATCATATTGTCGCAACACAAACTGAACACAATCGTCAAAGATTGATTAGTCAGGGCGTGAAGAATTGTTTAGTAATGCCTATGCCAATGCCTGAACGTGACTTATTAGTGTCTAGTCAAGATGTAGAAAAATCAGGCGTATTGTATATTGGTACACATAGCCCAGGTAAGAATCCTAGTGCTTATATCAAAACAATGGCCAAGTTGGGTCTACCTTGTAAAGTAATGACAAGTAGTAAAGGTAGACTAAAGTTTATTGAGAACTTTGCAAAAGCGGGCATTACTGATTACGACATTCGTGTAGGTATTACTGGTCGTGAAAAAGTAGATTTTATCAAAAGTTGCAAAGTGTCCTTCAACACTAGTTTATTGGAAAGTTATAGTTTTGCGTTTTTAGAATGTGTAGGTCATATGCCTGTTGTAGTGTTAGACAGACAGAATTGGACAGACAACTTTGACTCAAAATACTATCACAAGGTCAACGTGAGAAAAGCACATGAGGTTATAAGGTCCTTGTATGATAGTTCTTACAATGACGATGCACTAGATTACGTCAATAATTTGGACATTCTTGCTAAAAGTGCATGGTCCAATATTTGACAATAAATGGACCCTGTGCTATAATGATTACATCAGTTAGAAAAGCAGTCGCAATTCACTGATACTTACTTAAAGGAAACTTAAAATGACTACTATTACTACTACAACTACTATGGACGAGATTATGGCTTTGTATGAAAAAGCCCAATCTCAAGCAATGGAATCTGGGCTAGATGAGCAAGAGGACGGTGACGATCTCTTGGGATTAGAAGCAGAAATCTTCGAAGGTTTGCTAGGTAATTGGTTGCTTGAAAATCCACTATACATTCCTTTCTTCAAAGGTGATGAGGGTTGGAGAGAAGACCTCGAGGACTTGCTTCATATTGAATGGGAAGAATTTATGTCAAATGTAGAAGCATCTGTTGCTTAATTACAACAGCACAGAATTGACAATAAATCAGTTCTGTGCTACAATGATAACATCAACTTAACAAATGGATACAAAAATGACTAAAAAATATCTTTGCTTTGAGATTACTGACCCAAAAGTGTTCAATAATCTTATGAAATACGAACTCAATATTGATAACTGCCAAGAAGTTTTTACATATGAAATTGGCAAATATTTCAAGGGCCTGTCTTATTGGTGTGTGACTAATAACAAAGCACCAGAAATCAGTTTTGAGTTTGATAAGTTAAATTGTGTAAGTCAAAAAGATTTAACTGACAGAATTATTACGCTGGCCAGCTGGGCCAATGAGTTGGAGACAACAGAATGAAATACATTCTTTTAATCACATTAGCATTACTGACAGGTTGTGCATCAAACATTCAACGACCAAACTATGGTTACATGGTTCCTATGTGTCAAGGTTTTCACGACAGAGGTGACTTTGCTAATCATGCACAATGTTCACAAAGTGTCCGAAATATCGAGGCACACGTTGGTCAAACAATTATTATGGGCTTGATTAAAAGATGAAACTAAACTTCCAACTATTTGATAACTTTTGTGAAGCCGCTAAAAGATGTAACTTAGATGTGATATCTGGTAAAGGTCATCACACAATCAAACTATCTAATGGTCGCTACATTTATTGCTGGACACCACTTAATAAAATGTGGCAACTTTATAACTATTATGAGAATAAAGAATGGGATAGGGCACTCAAACATCTCAAGGATAACTTTGCCGATTTTCATTTAGAAGTTGGTGGCGATAACATAGAAGATATGAATATTGTTACTGAATGTTTTTGGGATATGACTTATGTAGATGATATCACAACTGACCAAATAGTCAATATCATTGAGATATTATCTGATGATGTAAAACTAAACAAGAAGTTAGTTTGGATGCGATTGAAACACGATTTAGAATAAGTGCGCCCGGGGGATACTTTTTAGATTTTGACACCCCCAACTCCGACTACTCTGGAACCGTAGTAGGCACGAAACGGTACATCTTTACTAAATACAATATGACAACAAATCAACATCAACAAGAACAGGAATTATTTGAAACATTCAAAAAGTTCTCAGACCTCTATCGTAGTAAAGTGGAATACACTGGCGAGACATTACGCACACTTGACCCCTTTAAATTACCTATGGATCCTAGTCACCCAATCACATATAAAGAAACAGAAGAAATCGCAATCAAAATGCCACGTGACGAATACGAAAGATTCCTAGCTAATTGGAGTAACTACATTGACTTGATGTATGTTGCAAATCATAACCCAATGATACGTGAAGAATTTCATAAAATACATATGTTGGTGCAGTTATTAAAATGAACATCCCTGACACTTGGAACACATTAAGTGATTTTACGAAGTGGTATGTTGATAACAACTACCCAATACTAGTGCCTGACAATGTTCAGGTATTTCCTACTGATGTAAGTTATAGCGTTTGCGTATTTAGGCGTGATGTATATCAAGTTGAGTTGTATATCGCAAAGCCTGAGTTTATGAGCAGTAAGCACTCGCACCCATTTGAGCAACAGATTATATTCTTAGGTGGTGACATGTGGGGCAATAGACAAAATGGTAGACTTGAACACTTGGGTGATAGTGACAAGAACAAAGTTGGAAACATATTGCCACCAAATCATTGGCACCAAGTTGGTAGCGGAATGCAAGGATTTGTATTCTACAATTGTCAGAAGTGGCCTAATGTAGAGTTGATGACTAGTGCAGTCGTAGAATATGGTGGCGAGAGTTTAGGTCCACTACATAAACAAATTATCAAATAAAAAAGCCCCTAGGAGAATGACTAAAAACTCTAGGGGCTAGGGGGAACGAACTTCTTATTTTTCTAACTAAACAAATGTAAAGAGTTGAATAAAGGAACATTTACCTTGGCAGGCTTAAATGTAGTAGGATAACTTGAATTATGCATTTCAGGTTTTCAACTCTTTACAAATACTATTTATCACAGTTGATAATAGACGAAATTATTCTGTAGTACTACGCAACTTCCACATGATCTTACCTAGATCATCCATCTGACCTTCAATAAAGTTAATTAAGCCATAACACTTTTCTTCAACTGCCATGTCGTGACATTCTTCATAATGATCCATAACTTTTTGGCTATCGTCAAGTAATTCTTTTACCATTGCTAATGCTGTTGGGCGTTCTGCACTATCCTTGATAGTACCTAGTTCCATAATGCGTTTTAAGCTGAATGGCGCAATTGCTTCTAATACACGCAAGTGCTCACCAATAGTATCTGTAGCATCATCAGCTAATTCGTATACTTCACCAAACAATTGATGATACTGAACGAAATCAGGACCTACAACATTAACATGAAAGCCGTGTGCTTTTACATAATATTGATAATTTGTTGCGAAAAGTCGCTTCATTGATTCTATTAATTTTTCCATTTTACTTACCTTGTATTGTATTTAGTTTATTTTCTATACGCTCTAACATCTTGTTTTGGTTATCCATTTGATTATGGACAACTGCTACTTTGGTTGCTAGTTCGTCAATCTTACTATTCATTGACATATAGCCAGTGCCACCGATTCCTAATGAACCGATGACTATCCAGCTTATTTGTTTAAGTGTGAATTCCATAATTATACCGCAGTATTATCGTGGATATAACTCCAACGATTATGTGTTGTGTCCCAGAACGCAATCATACCATTTGGATTACTACCTTGGGCACTATCACTAACTGCCGCTATCCAACCTATCTGTCCAGTGATTGCTGTTAATGCAGCCGCTGAATAATATGATAACTTCATAAAGTTATTACCACTATTATTAATAGTTACATTGTTGGCTTGAAAGTTATTGGCGTCTGTAATATTTGCACTTAAGTTAATTCTACCATTTAGATAACCTGTTGTTCCTTGTCCAACAGCATCAAAATCAAGTTTTATTCCAACATTACCGGCATTGTCGTTAGATGTAACGGTTGACTGAAATGCACCAACGCTTGTAGTTGTATTGTTGCTATTAACAATGAATCTTATATCCATTATCTTATCGTCGGCTACTACTGGCGCTGAAGTAAAGAAATCAGTTCCTCTAGCACGATACATATACATTGAACCAAAACGATTACTATTAGGAGCATATTGTTGGAATCTGAATGGACTGAAACCACTAGTAGTATCTACATTATTCATTGTAACACTAAATTGTGCATCAAACATATCAAAATTACTGTTACTAGTTTTATCACCATATAAATTGAACGCTGGTGCACCACCAGTAGTTTTAGTAATAAAAACATTACCACCTACAGTTGATAAATTACCACTTAATGTTGTAGCACCGTTTGCATAAAAGTTATGTGTATAATTTGTATTGCTATCACAAACAATCATTGTAAGACCAGCTGGTATGTTTGCGTTGCCTGTTGTATAAGTGCTATCAACAGTAGAACGAATAATTGGCAATCTGTTAGTTACAAACGCATTACCATTATGTCCTTGAAATACTAATCGTCCAAGCGTATCATTAGCCTGAACGCTTGCATTAGCATCACGATTACCACGGGCCTTACTGAAAGTAATGCCCTGTCCTTGACTCAAACTCGTAGGTTGGCCATAACTGAACATATTCAACATACTACCTGGCGCACTATTAGCACCGGGTATAATTTGTAGTTGACCACTTGAAAGAAAGTTGAAACTATTATAAGCACTTAATGCGTTAGCGTTTCCTAAATCACCATTCACACTACCTGTGTTAATTTGATATGATCCACTACCCCAAACAGCATTAGCGTTACCATTGATAGTTGTAGCATTTGCTGTTACAGAACTATACAATACATTACCCGTAGCATTATATGCAAGATAATTTTCACGCTTAATTATATCATTTGCTACTGCTGTAGTTGGTGCACCACTATCACCTCGTAATTTAACATAACTTGTTGATTTTGTAAGTGCTGAATTTCCATCACCTTGACCATTACCATAGTCTGCAACAACAAATAAACTGTTTGCTTCTAAATTAGTGTTTGCAGTTGTGCCTACTATAATACCAGTTGTATTAAATTGATTTGTTGGCAAACTTGTATTTGAACTTATAATGTTTAAGTTAGCAATGTTGCCAATTGCTGATGCATTGCCTGCGTTATCAGCATACCCTGCATTAGCCGCATACCCTGCATTAGCCGCATAAGTTGCGTTAGCAACTGTTCCAGTTACATTTGCACCAGTTAAACTGGTTAAACTTGATCCATTACCAATAATGTAATTACCAGTTATATTACCAGTAACACTTAAACTACTGCCAAAGATAGCATTAGCAAAACTTACATTACCGTTACTATAGAAGTTATGCGTTTTAAGTTGATTAACATTACCGGTTGTGTCATTAACTTGAACTTGCCATCCTAATGGTATGTTAGTAACATTGGCAGTGTAACTATTATCAACAATTGATTGAATTCTTGCAATACTATTTGTTTGAATAATTGATCCATTATAAGCAACAGTTAATAATTCCATTGTTGCATCATTTGGCTCAACACTTAATGGAGTAGTTGCGTTACCACGATATCTAGTTGAGTTGATACGCTGTGCGCCAGTATTACCACTACGACCATATGTATCAATGCGTAGTGCGTTCAATGGACCTTGTGCTGGTGGTTTTAATTGTGTAAAACCGTCTGCACGAATATCAACAATGTTTGCATTACCTGCTGTGCTAATTAGTATGTTAGCATTTGCTGTAGGAATACTAATGTTACTTGTGCCATTGATTAGATTACCAGCAAAGTTTGCGTAGTTTGCGTTTGCTATACTTGTAGATTCAGGAGCAAATATACCATTACCAAATAATACATTTGAACTAGAACCATCTAAATTGATATTTGCAATGTTACCAATGCCACTTACATTAGCCAATGCTACACTGTTTGCTGTGTTAGCTAAATTGCTATTGCCAGCATCTAATGCAAATGTTGCGTTTGCTACTGTGCCACTGACATTAGCACCTGCTACTGCATTAGCTGTCGTTGCGAATGTTGCAAGATTTGCAGTATTAGCGGCGTTTGCATATGCGGCATTAGCTACTTCGCCACTTACATTACTGCCACTTACATTGAAAGCAGTGCCAGCAAAGTTTGCGTAGTTAGCATTTGCACTTACTGTTGGAATAGCAACAAATGTACCATTACCCGTTAATAGATTTGCAACGTTACCATCTAAATTGATACTTGCAATATTGCCTGCGCCACTTACATTTGCAAGAGTTACGCTGTTTGCTGTATTAGCAACACCTGCAAAGTTTGCAAAGTTTGCATTGTTAGCAACTAAATTACCAGCAATAAGATTACCAGTAACAGTTAAGTTATTAACTGTTGAATTACCACTAACTGATAGATTACTTAATGTACCAAGACTTGTAATGTTAGGTTGATTGCTTGCTGTTACATTACCTGCAAAGTTTGCAAAGTTAGCTGTAGGAACATTACTTACAGTTCCAATTGCCGCACGACTAATCTGCACTTGCACATTAGATGGTGGTTCAATACTAACTTGAACGTTACCACTTTGAGTTACAATGATTTGATTAGCCATAATTTACAACTCCATCACTGTTAACTAAGAACAGTAAAAACACTGCTTCATCATATGCTGGTTGAGTTCCAACTGCAGGGAAGCTAATCTTAATTCTACCTGTGAAGCAAGCTGGTTCTGTTGCGTTGATATCTAGTTCTGGATCACCTGCGATGACAGCCCATGTAGCATCATCAAAGCTTAATGTAAATGTGCCTGCCGCATTTACTACATTTGTAATCGTTAGATTGATTGGGCTTGGTGAAACACGAACCATATTCATTGTGCCACTAGCTGTAGTCAATGCAAATACAGATCCAACTGTGTATGTTGGCGCCGCTCCACGTGTATCACTGATTGTGAATGTTGTGCTTGTTATAATTTCTTTAACATAGTATGTTGTGTTAATTACAACATTACCAAACACTACACCAGTGAATCTTACTGGCATACCAACGAACATATCGGCAGTACTTGTACATGTTAACACGTTTGTGCTTGTAGCTGTACTTGTGACTGCTGTAATCAGTGGAATAATAGGATAGTCGTGAATCTGAAAGTCTAGTCCAGTACGACTGTCGTGAAAGTCTGTGATTTCTCTGCGAATAATTTGTGCATCAATTGAAGCACCAGTTAAGTCTACTGGTGTTGTGCCAGTCTGCCAACCACTAGTGTAACTTGTGATTGTTGACCATTCAAAGTTCCAGAAATCTTTTTGATTGTATATTAAGTTTTGTGCGAGTATTTGAGCATCAAAGCCCGCAACTTGGTTCAGTGTATTTTGGGCAAACTTTGCCATAATGTTTTCCTTTGCTGTCTCGCATCTGACGAACAACTACTACCTCGCAATCGTTCGTGTGTGATAATGTATTTATGCTGGTATGATTAGAAAGAAACAGACGTAAAATATCCTCCCCACGTAGGCGTATTACTAAGTTTATAAATGCTTATTGCAAATCTTGCTGTTACGGATGCGGCGGGGCTTGAGCCACTACCGGTAGTAGTGATGACGTTGGCTACTATTCCTCCGGCGGTACCACCAGCTGTATTAGCAATTATTCCGGCAGGGGCTACACTCATAAATGATAGAAAACCAGAGGAATAACCACCGCCGTTGGCCGCATCAGTAAGGAAATTGGTATCAGAACCAGCCAGTAGATTCACATTCGATCCATCTATCTGTATAACGTTTGCCGCTTTAATATAAGCTGTTGTTTGTCTAACAGTAAAAAATGGTAATGGTGGTGATGAGATGGCAGGCTGAGTGACAGTTTGATGATATATAAGAGTTATTTTATCTCCTGGCAGCATCAATGAATTCAATGTAGTAGTCGCATTACCTCTAATATTAAAAGACATGCCAACCTGGACATTTGAATTTGCAGTAGTAGAACCGTTAACGGCATTTGAATTAAATATAACCGTTCCATCAAGTACATTCAAATTATTAAATGATGAATTTGGATTTAAATTTACAAACTGTCCTTTTGTTATAAAAATATTAGATGACGTAGTTGGTGTAGTAATTGTTGCAGTTAAATTACCAGTTACTACTAAATTGACCGCTGTCAATGTATTAGATGTGCTATTAAATGTTAAGCCTGCGCTACCACCAAAGTTCCCCGCATTATTATATTGAACCTGTGTATTGCTACCACCTACAACACCATTACCAGTGGTAGTACCATTAACCCAATTTAAATTACCTGCGCCATCCGTCTGTAAAAAATAACCATTAGTCCCACCTGGTATACGTAAATTAGCTACATTTGAAATATAAGTATTTGATCCAGTAAAATTAGCATTATTTGTAAAATTAGTAGTTCCATTTAAATTTGCAGTACCATTAACCGTTAATCCAGTTAGTGTACCCAACGCTGTTATATTAGATTGTGTGGATTGAATTACATAATTAGCTAGATTTGCATTACCACTAGTGTTGGCAAAATTTGCATTTGCTACCGTGCCAGTAATATTTGCCGCTTGAATATTACTTAAATTATTACCTGAGCCAATAAAATAATTAGCATACAATGCATTACCAAGATTTGCATTACCTGTAACACTTAAATTACCAACGTTGGCGTCCCCGCTTACTGATAAGTTAGAAAGAATTCCAACACTAGTAATATTTGGTTGAGCATTTGATACTACAGTTCCCGCAGTAGTTGCATTAATCGTGCCAATAATTGCACTTGCTTGAATATTAGTTAAATTGTAGCCATTGCCATTAATATAATTACCAGTAACGTTACCAGTAGCACTAATTAATCCAGCTGTATTGATATTACCAGTAACATTGGCATAACCGTTAATATTTGCACCTGTACCAGTGATTACTATAACATTGCTATTACCAGCAACACTCATATTAATATTGCCATTAGCTACAGGAATAGAAACACTACTATTACCATTGCTAATACTACTTTCTCCGCCGGTCGCTGCCGCCCATACTAAATTGCCAGCACCATTTGTCTGCAAGAAATAATTTGCCGTGCCACCAGTAATATGTAAATTACTTACATTGCCTAATGATACATTTGCGCCAGTAAATGATACATTACCAGATGCAGTTAAATTACTAGTGGTTAGTGTATTGCCAACGTTAGCATTGTTAGTAACGTTAGCATTGTTTATTGTAATGTTTGCTGTATTAGAAACATTACCTGCTTCTTCAGCGTAAGGGACGATGTATGTAAATGCCATTTATTTTATCCTTAAGGATTTAGTTTTTGCTGTTTAACTGATAATGTTCCGTGAAACATAGTTAGATTTGATCCGAGCGTAATATTTCTAATCATGTAACCCCATTCACTAATGCCTGATCCGTATACGGAGCTACCACTAGCCCAATCATTAATTGAAATATGTTGTGGATATGGTTCTTTAAAACCCATAAAATATGTTGATAATGATCTAGATTGCATTTGAATCAGTCCACTCGTACCAGTAAACACTGCATACCTACAAATTTGAAATTGAATATTATTTACATCACCTAAGAATCCTAATGTGGCCCACAATTGTCCAATTTCAGTAGATAACAAATTATCACCACTTAAATCAACATAGATTGCTTTATACCAACCATTAGTTCCCTCTGGTGACACAAGTTCAACTTGATCTGCATCGGGAGTCCATGAACCGGTACTGGTTGCTCCAGTACCTTGATACCAGGGAAATACATTTGTTCCGCTTATTGTTGTACCAGGAAATATTAATGGAATGTTTCGTACGCCAGTACTGGTAACTAGTATAGGTAAATTTCCATTTCTGGGATCAAAGTTACTATAGGCCAAGAACCCGGCGCCATTTGGCTGCATATCATCATAAGTAATACCGCCTACGTTACCAGCTGGATCAAAAGGAGTTACACTAGGGCCTACCCAATTGAATGAAGCACTACTATTACTTTGCCTACCTGCTAAATCATTACGTGCAGTACTTGACCAATAATATGTTCCTGGATTTAAATCAGCAACATTAATTGTAACTGTTGAATTTGCAGTATATAATGTACCATCACCAGTTTGAACACTACTATAGGATTTATGTGTTGATACATTACTTGTATTGCCATAATTAAAATCCATATATAATGTTGATCCAACTGCAGGTATATTACTACTAACTGTAAAATAATTAATAGCACTGTTAGCAATAGCTCCATTAGTTATAATTGGAGTTGATGGCTTATCAAAGATATTTGGGTCACTCAATCCAGTATTAGCTTCTGGAACAAAATCTAATAGTGCATTGTCAGCATATATTGAACCATTATATTCAAACGCTGTAATTCTTGCACCTAAGAATCCATCACTAGTTTTTGTTTCTTGTACTTGTGATACACGGAATAGTTTATCAGTCCAACCATATTCTGCTAGTGTAACACGCACAACATCACCTGCTACAACTTGTATGCCGCTATAGTCTAAATTACAAACGATTGTTAAATCCTCACGACTTTGCAGTAATCTACGCACACCCAAATATACTGCACGAATGTAGTTATTGATTTGTGGGTATTGGACAACTAATCTGTTGTCTGGTTCATTAGGACTTAATAAGCTTGGGTTATACCAAGCTGTACCAACTGTAGTCAAGTCAACTACTTTGTAATCTGTTTGGTCATTAATGTTTGCATTTGGATACTGTACTTCTAAACTGTTATATGTTTGATTTAAGTCTAGTGGATTGATATCAATGCCACCAATCAATACTGAACTATCAACACTGTACAAATCACCTATTACTCCACTGTATGGCTTGTTCATAACAATAGTCCACTTACCAGTCAATTCACTGTATTGCAACCAACTATCGCAAGCATCAGCTAATTGTTGAAGATTGGCTAAACAATTGTCACCAGTGTTGACTGGACCATCGATACGATATCTTGGTTGTGTAGTACTGCCGCCGCCTACGGGTATGTAAGTAATTGTTTGGTCACTGTATACATCCAATGCTGTTAAACTAGCTGTATCGATGTTTGCTACATTAATTGCACATCCATATACAGTGTTAGTCATGTAATCTAAGAATACTGCACCTGGTTTAGTTAATGTATTAATAACTTCAACACTCAATCTTGGCATTTGTTGAGCATCTTGTACGTCTTTGTTATAGATAACTTTTACAACAGCAAAACAAGTATTGGTCATTACGTCTGTTGCTGTCCATCGATCTGCAACTGGAATGCCTGCA